AAGGGTGAATGTCCAGTTAGCCATGAAGACTCCCTTCGGGTGTCAGATCACTGACTGTTGAGCGTGAACCACTGCGTACCATCAGACACGATGGAACAGCGGCCGGTGGAACCACCGACGGTACCGGCGACTATCGCGAACGTAGTAGCACCGTTGATCGTCTCGGACGCGTTGCCGTCCAGCGTGGCCACACCGGTGTTGGTGCAGATGAACTGGTACACACGACCCGGCTGGGTCGTGGCAACAGCGGGGAGAGTGACCGTCTTGGTGGCCGAGTTGGTCAGGATGATCACGTAGTCGTTGGCCGTAGCGGTGTACGTGGTGCCAGCAACCGTGGTCGTGGTGAAGCTGGTGTTATCGAAACCGGACATGTTCCTCCTTAGGGAACCAAAAGGGAGGGCCGAAGCCCTCCCCTAAGTTGGATCAGGCGGCGTTACGAGCCGAAGACGTGGACTGAGCCACGATGAGCGCCTCGGGGCGGTACAGCGACCACCCGGCAACGCCGTACCAGCCGAGCGGCTGGAAGCGGGTCAGCTTGTCGACGACCGGACCACGGACCGTGTGGAACTCTTCAGCGACAGCCTCAGCAAGGGCCTGCTGACCGGTGTAGTACGTGTTGTACACGCGGGTCTGCGTGGCACCAGCACCAGCGCCGGTCTGGACGTTCTGAGCGCGAGGCGTCTCGATGTAGCAGGCACCTTCGTACTCGCCGATCTCACCAGCCCAGATGTTCCCGGCCGCGCTGTAGTTGTGCGGGTCACGCCAGGCCGCAGCGCCAGTCTCACGACGCAGGTCGTAAGAGACCTGCGGGTGGATGTACGCGGTGTACAGGTTGTCCTTGTTCGGGTGAACGGCGTTCGTCCGGAGCTGAGTCGGGGCAAGCCGAGCCATGTCCGAAGTGAACACCGAGTCCGAGTCGATCGCAGTCAGAGCGACCGGGTTGGTCGGCGTGGTACCGAACCCGTAGCCGACGACGCCACCACCGGAGGTGCGGATGGTCTGCGTGCCGGTCGCAAGAACGTTCTGAACCAGAAGGTCGACAGAGTCAACCAGGTTCCAGGCCACCTGGTTGACGAGACCGGCGGTCACGTCGGAGAAGCTGAACAGGTCCAGCTTGTTCGAGACCAGGATGGCGTTACCGTACTCGTTCAGAGTGACGGACACCGTGGTCGGGTTACCGGCCGCTACGGCGTCCGGATCGACCAGCTCATTCAGGGGAGTGGTCGCCTGAGTGAGGTCCTGGTACAGCTCGAACACGATCGAAGAACCGGGCATAGCCTGCTGGACCGGTCGCTTGTCGGCGACCATGCGGAACAGGGGCTGCTTACGCAGGGCGAACTCAAGAGCGCGGTCGTACGCGGTCTGAACGAGGTTCGCCATTGCAGCAGTGCCGGTAAAGGCGTTAGCCATTACTTACTCCTTTGAGAGGTTCAACAGCATCAGGCTCCAAGATTCTTGAAGCTGTTGATGATGCCGTTGATGTCGGTTGCATCATTGACGGCTGCATGTGCAGCCTCAACGTTGCCCACAGGCACCCCATCCTGGCCAGCCTGAGACAGTCGCTCATACTGAGCCTGCATGGAGGCGGGAAGTGCGGGCGTGATGGGCTGTTCAGTTGCAGCCTGCTGGGGCTGCCCTCCGCCGAAGGTGGAACGCATGGTCTCCACCCATTCCTTCGCCTTCGCCGGATCGTTGGGGCCCTGGTACACAGCCTGTGCACCCGGAACCCCGAGGGACTCGAAAACGGTAGCCATCTGCGCCTTCTCTTCTCGCTCCATGAAGCTCGTCAGCTTGGAGGTGAGATCATCGAGCTGCGCCTTCTGCTTGTTGTACGCGTCGCGGAGAGCCTTGGGGCCGGTTGCTTCGTTGCTGTTGCCCAGGTCTACCGCGTTGCCGTTTTCGTCGAAACCCCAGTTGTCGGACATATGATGTCCCTCCCATTGGATGTGTAGGCCAAGAAGGCACGCCAGGGGAGGCGTGCCGTGCTCCTACGATTCGAGTACCGGTCTTGATACATCGCACGATGCCGGTCGATTCGTGCGTGGTGGCAGGGCCCAGAATCGCACTGGGGTCTTCAGCTTATGAGGCTGACGTGGTACTGCTCCACTACCCTGCTTGGGTGGGCGGCCGTCACAGCCATGTGTCTGGAGAGGGTCTCCAGGATCTCTGCCCACGTCTTCTTACTTTGCTCCGCCCGACTGAGCGAGACCACCCCTCGCGGCGCCTGAAGCGCCGCTGAACGAGCCCTTCTCCCGGGTGATGAGTCCGGCCTTCTGCGCTGTAGCCGCAGCGTCGGTGCCGAACACCGAACCTTCAGACTCTGTCTGGGTCCACGCTGAACCGTAGATGTTGCCAAGCTCCTTCATGCTCTGGAGTTCGTTGGCAACCTGCGAGTAGCCTTGCTGCGCCTGATCGGCGGTAACGCCGGTCGTGGCCAGTTGTTCGGCGTACGTTTTGTTGAACGTCAAGCCCTGCTGAAGTGCAGCCGCACCGATCTGAGCGGTAGCCGCAGCCTTCTGGAGGAGCGGCAGCGCCTTCGCCGAATCCAGGAAGTGGGCCGCAAGGTGACCGTCATCGATCCCGAGCTGATTCAGTGCCTGCTTGTAGAAGGGGCTGGCGAGCGCGGTCGCCTGCGTTGCCAGGTCTAGTCGGGACTGAATCTCGGTGGGGCTCACGTCCTTGGCGATCCAGCCGGTGAAGTCGCTGCTGCTGTCATAGAATCCGGCCGGAAGGCCGGATGCCCGAAGGAGCTGACGGTACGAGTTCTCGGTGTTGATGTAATCAGCAGGGGAAAGGACAGGCAGGCCCGCCTTCACCCTGGCCTCGTTGGCGGCGAAGCGAGTCTTGTACTCCTTCGTGTCCTGAAGCAGGATCGAGATCGTGTCGGACGAGTAGCCGTTCTTCACGTAGTCGTAGATCTTGCCAGCCAGGGACCCAAGTCCGTACTGCTTGAACACCGACTCCAGGGCCATGAAGGCGTCGCGGTTAGCTCCACTGAGAAGCTTGTCGTACTGACCCGAAGCTGTGTAGTACTGGTTCTGGGCTACACCAAGGGCCTTGGTGTTGATGTCCAGACGATTCCGGACGGCCTTCATCTGCCCCGCGAGGACAGCCGACTTCCTTCGGCTGGCCTTGTCTGTCTTGCCTTCCAGGGCGTGGTGCTGCCTGTTCAGTCTGCCAAGCTGCTGCTGGAAACGCTTCTGCCCCTCGGAGAGGAACTTCAGGCGAATCTGTTCTTTGTGTGCATCGAGCGCCACCGTTCCTCCTTAGTACTTGAAGCCGAAGTCCGACAGGACCTGATGCCCTACCTGCATGAGACCGTCCTGTGCGTTCTTGGTTTTCTTCCAGCGAGGATCTCCCCGCAAGTCGTTCTCGAACTGCCACAACGGCTTGGCCTGGGTTTGCAAGGTGGTCGGGTTCTTGTACTGCAAGGCTTTCTTCACCGTGCTGTCGTACAGGTTGATGCTGCCCTGAGGCAGCTCCAGGATCTGGGACATGGACTGCATGTACGGCTGGGCTATGTCGGCTACCGTCTGACCGGCGTCGAGCTGCTTGGAGTACTGGGGATAGGAGGCCTTCGCCTGTCGGAGCATCACGTTCTTCTGGTCAGCGGCTGTGGCCGTACCTCGCAGAACCTGCCGACTCACGTCGGCGTACCACTTGTCAGACATCTTCACGCCCATCGAGTAGGCATAGGCCCTCAGATCGTTCTGAACCTCGGCACCCTGGCCTTCCATGTCTCCGCCATCGAAGTACACATACTGGCCCAGGTAGTAACGAAGCTGCCCCTCGTTCCAGCCCTTGGCCACCATGTTGTACGCGGCCTCGGACATCTTCCCCTTGGTGAACTTGGTTTCCTTGATGCCGAGCTGGTTGGCCAGTTGCCGCACAGAGATCTGAGCCTGAGACAGCGACTGCTTGGCAGTCGCCGGATCGGTGAACATCTGAGTGAGGTACTGGCGCTCCTTGTCGGAGTGCTTCTTCCACCACTGAGTTTCCCGAAGCTTGGCCTGGAACATGCCCTTGGACCAACCCTCGGACACCATCTTCTGGAAGTTCTTCTTCAGCTCTGGATTCGCGTTGAGGAACGACATGGTGAAGCCGTACTGCTCAGCGAGTTCCTTGTCACTCAGCTTCGGCACTACCGGATCACCTCCCACTCCTGATCCGCTATACGTCTCCCCAAGAGCGCCTCCACCCGAAGCTCCCATCACCTTGTTGACATACTGTCGAACGGTGTTGCCGCCGTCCGACGAAGAGCTGTTCGGGTTCGGCTGGCCAGAGAACCACATCGAGGCGGCGCCTTCAGCGCCGTACTTCTTGTAGTACCCACCAAGGATGACCCGAGCCACGGTATCCTGAGCCGACTTGCTGTCCCTGAACTGCTGCCAGGTCATCGAGTGGCCCAGAGCTTTCTTGGTCCAGCTCGGGATGTTGGCCTTCATGACCTGGTAAGCACCTACGGCACCTATGCTGTTGACGACGCGGTAGTTCCCTCCGGACTCCACCTTGCGAACGCCATAGAGTAGTTCGTCCAGTGTGGTCACGTGACCTCCTCCCACCAGCGAGGCCGCCACGAAGGCGGCCGTAAGAGCCTTAGCCGCGAAGGCCCATAGACTTGAGAACGCTGTGACCAACGCTCATCACCTGATCCTGGGCACCTTGAGTGGCGCCCCATCGTGGATCATTCCTGAGCCTTCCGAGGAACGCTGTCTGATCCATGCCTGTCGGCTTGCCGTCTGCGTTCACCCCGTTCAGCGCCTGCTTGACCAGGGGGTCGTTCAGTGTGATCTTCTCGGGATTCAGGCTCAGCTCCTGGGCCATGATCTGAATGTACGGGTTAGCTATGTCCATCATGGTCTGACCGGCTTCGAGCTGATCCTTGTAGCCGGGGAACGTGGAGATAGCCTGTTCGGTGATCTGGTTCTTGAAGTCCTCGTCGGTAGCCAGCTTGCGGCCCACGAGGGCCGCTTGGTTCTTCACTGCCTGATCGTCGAGAGTGACACCTTGATCGTAGGCGTACTTCTTCATGGCGTTTGCGTAAGCTCCTGCCTCACCTCGAAGCGTTCCCTTGGTGAAGGTCACGTAGTTGCCGAGAATGTTCCTCAGCCCATCCTCCTGAAGGCCCGTCTCTAGAACCTGGGCAGCGATCTTGGAGAGTTTAGCGGGGGGGATGATGGCGCCCATCTCGGCGGCCAGTTGCTGGACCTGAAGCTTGGCTGCTCCGGCGTTCGCCTCGTAGGTAGCAGGGTCGGTCTTCTTCATCTGCTGAATCTGACGCTGCGTCTCCGAGTTCTCCTGCCACCACTTCGTGGTTCGGATCTCGGCCATGAACTTCTCTTTGGTCCACGTCTCGTTGACCATGGCGCCGAACTTGGTCTTCAGTTCGGGGATCGAGTTGAGGAACGAGTAGGCAAAGCCGTACTCGGCGGCCAGTTCTTCGGGGCTGAGCTTCGCCTCTGCACTTCCCCCGCTAGGGTCCCACTCGCCAGAAGGCCCGCCACCCTGAATGCCGGAAACTCTTCGTCCGCCGACGAAGCTGTCCTGATAGTAACCAGACTTGAGATCGCCCATCTCCACGCCCTTTCCGGGGCGTGGCGCATGGATGAACTTGCCGTTGCCGACATAGATGCCGACGTGGTCGGGGCCGGTCTTGCCTCCGAAGTCGAAGAAGATCATGTCTCCGGCCTGAAGCTTGTCCATGCCAACAGCCTTGCCGGTACCGATCTGGTCATACGTGACCCGAGGAACCGAGAGGCCGAACTTCTTGTAGACCTGCTGCACCAGTCCCGAACAGTCGATACCTTCGGTGAGGCTGTTGCCTCCCCAGACGTATGGAGTACCGATGAACTGTTTGGCATAGTCGATGATGTCCTGACCGCTAACCGCCAAGGTCAGCCACCCCCGATCATCTCCATGAGCCAGTTCATGCCGCTGGTCGCGGCCTGATAGGCGCCGTACTCCGGATTCTTCTTGGCCGTCTCCTGAGCCATGAGCTGTTGCGAGGCGGCGCTAACGCCGCCCTTCGTGGTGCTGCTCTGGTTCTGAAGCTCCGAGCCGAGATAGTCTGAAGTGGTGGTGGTCATCGTCGGGTTGGCCTGCTCGTACTTGTTGAGCGTAGCCTTGAATCTGGAGATCTCAGACTTGGTCGGATCCCTGCCCAGGAGGGTCTGAGCTGCACCTTGGAAGAGGGCTTGAGCGTCCTCGGCGGTGCTCAGGTTGTACGACTTCTGGGTCTGAGTGACCGTGCGGGGCTTGGCTACTGCCTCTTCCCGCTGAGCGATGTCCATACCAAGGATGTCCCACGGGCTGCGAGGATTGCCAGCAAGGGTGTACTTGGCGGCGCCCACGGCGTAGCCAGCCCAGAGACTAGCCAACTGGTCGTCTTTAAGCTGACCAGTGTCGTAACCGGCCAGCGAGAGCTGGGACAGGAACTTGCTCTTGGTCTTGGCGTCCCACCCTCGATACATCTCCTGGGCTTGAGAGAGTGGCACCCAGGCGCTCGATTCGGCAATGCCGCCAAACCCCAGAGAAGACGCAGTAGAACTTGGCCCGAGGTAAACCAAGGGATCCTTGGCGGTCCCCTTGGGGGCACTGACGGTCTGGCTCGCCACTCTGCGAGTAGCCCCAGCGAGAATGCTCTTGTCCTTCGCCTTCTGCTTACCGGGGATGGACAGCCCACCAGCACCGAGCTGCCCGATGGGCTCAACAGGTTCTGCCATCAGAAGGCTCCTTGCTCTGCGAGGACATCGAAGATGGACTGCTGGCCAGCTCCGGTAGCTTCACCGGTATCGCCCTGGAACTCTTCAAGAGTTCCAGCCGCAGCCTCTTCTTGAACGGTCTGCTTGTCGTAGCCCATATCCCTGGACAGGTACCGATTGAACAGATCACCGAACCTGGTGTCCGATTGGATCAGCTCCAGGACCATCGAATCCCACTGGCTCTTGATGTCGGCGTTGCTCTGAGCGTTGATGTCATCGCTGCCCTCGCTCGCCTTGCGCATCAGGAGAGCGCGCTTGGCATCATCCCTGTACGACAGGTACGTCTTCAGGGTGTAGATATCCGAGCGCACGCCCTTGCTGCCGTCAGGATTGACGGCCTTGGACCAGATCTCCGGATCATCCACGATCTGCTTGAGCTGAGGAATCGCTCGGTCGTAGTAGTTCAGATCAAAGGAGTTGTACGCCTTGGACCACGACTCGTTGTAGTACTCGTTGTCCGCCAGGTTGCCTTGCTCGTCGAGGAGCTGAGGAGAAGACAGAACCTGTACGAGCGCCTGCTTCTGAGCCTTGATGTCCTCGGCCCCCTCGTCGTCGAACGACTGGAAACCGGCCGAGTACAGCTCTGAGTAGATGCGGTTCATCTCCGAGTTGTACTGTTGCCAGCCTCTCGCAAGGTTCGCTTGCTCAAGGCCTTCGCGGGCAGACATCTTGGATCGCATCGTCGTACCCGTTGCCGGATCCGCCGCGTGAGTCTTCTCGTAGTAGAAGGCGCCCTTGGAATAGGCTCCCTCGCCCTCGGCTCCCACGATCAGCCCGGCCCATTCGGGGCCGGTCTTGGTGACCAGGTCCTGATAGTACTTGGACATCTGGACAGACTCGACCGTGGGCTTCAGTCCGCTGTTGTTCTTCGAGAGCGACTTGCTGAACGTGTAAGCCGAGTCGCCATACTTGTCGTAGAACTTCTGGTCGGCGGTGTCCGCATCCGCGTTCTGCATCTGCCTGTACTGATCCCGGAAGAACTGGTACGGATCCTTGGCCTGAAGAGAGATCGGCAGAGTCGCAGCGAACAGGACCTTCATCCATGACTGCTGCGTAGCCCTGTCCGAGATCTCCTTCCACGAAGGAGGCGTCTTCCTGAGGCCCTCACGGTACTTATAGTCCTCGGCTTGCATCATGTACCACATGTTCGACTGGTACGTCTCCGAGAGAGGAGTGACGCCTCCGACCTTACGGGCCCAGTTCGGCAGCCATGCCTGAGCGTTTCCTTCAGTGGGACCGAACGGCAGGATGCCCAGCTTCTGATACATGTCAGCAAGCTTGGGGTCACCGTTGGCGTCCAGGCCGGTGAAGGGAATGTCGTTCGCGGCCATCTGCACGTACGGGCCAGCACCGACGGGCAAAGGCCCGTCACCATGGTTCAGGATGATCTCAGCCGTAGACATCGGGATGTCGAACGTGGCGTCCTTGTCCAGGCCGAAGAACTGCTTGAACTGCTTCCCGCCGAGGTAGTCAGGAATCTGAATGACCATGTGCCGCTCGTTGTATGGGACCAGTCTGCGCTGACCTGTACTCGGATCGGTGACGTAGCCATCAGCTCCCACGTGGTTACCCTCGGAGTCCGTGGTCAGGCCCGCCCTTGCGGGCGCACCGTACACCTGAGCGACCCTCGGGAGGATGTCAGGCTTGTCGGAGATGATCCGAGCCCATCTGTTCCACGACTCCTGTTGGGCCCCGAAGAACGCACCGAAGTTACGGAGCATGTGAGACATCTTCGTCTCGTAGTCCATGGTGAACGTGTTCTTCTTGACGTCCCTCAGGGCATGCTGTCTAGCGGCAGACTCGAACGAAGAGCGAAGCTCCTCGGTCATGCGGGCTTCGCCTGTCTTGCCAGCGGTCCGCATGAGTTCCCGAAGGTGCACGGCGTAACGCTGAGCGAAGAGCGGGTTCCTCAGGAGGTAGCGCTGAGGGGCGGAGGCCATGATGTTGTAGAAGCCGTCCATAAACTTGTCCATCATCTGCATGGCTTCATGGGAGCCTCGCGAGTAGGCCAGAGCCTGACCGTTCACCAAGGGGCGATGAGCCTCGGCTACGCCTTCCAGCATCTCCTTGGTGACCTTACCCTCGGAAGCCGCCTGCCTGATGACATCCCCGCCCGGGAAGGCGGGGCTTGCCCACTCGTCCACCTGAGCGGTAACCCGGTCGACAAGCTGATCATTGGGCAGGTGCTTGGCTATGGCGTGGTCCGACTTGTAAGCCAGACCTTCCGGCGTGGACAGCCAGGCCTCAAGCCTGGCCGGACTCTTACCCTTCAGGTACTGGGCAGCAAGAGCATCGTGAGCCACCTGCTGGTTCAGTACCTTCATCCACGCTTCCATGTGCACGTCTGCGCCGTGCTTAGCGGGGGAAAGGAGAGTCCAGTCCATTCGCCTAATGCGGTTCAGGTGCGAGTCCGCAGCCGAGCCCATCATGTTCTGGAAGTTCTTCTCTCCGGAGGCGAGATCCCTGAAGAGCCCACCCTCGGCCCCCGCGTACGAAGGGCCGAAGATCTGGCGCCCTTCCTTCACGTGCTTCATGGCGGCGCCACCCTTGACCAGGTTGTCCATGTCGGACAAGGTCTGGCGTGCGGAGGCGACGTCGTCGATGTTGGCGTTGAGCTGGTCGGTGAAGGTTTGAGCGTCGATGGTTCGGCCTTCGATGTTCGCCTTGGTCAGCTTGGACTGAAGCCTCTCCTGTTGGATAGCAAGATCGTCCAAGTGGACTTCCAGATTGCCACGGCTGACCATGGCCGCCTCGAAGACGTTGCCCGGCATGGCCGCTCTGCGCATCGACTCCCAGGAATACTTGCCACCCTTGATCGCCCGGGACATCATGTCGACAGGGCCGAACCTGGCGACCTGGCCAAGAGCATCATCGGACATAGCGCGAGGGCCATAGCCCAAGCGGAAGAGCTGAGAGAACTTCCAGATCGAGCCGACATAGTCAGCCAGTCCGACAGCCTTCTCCCAACCCGTACCGAGCTGAAGGCGAGCCTTGTTCCAGGTGGAAGCGTTAGCTTCCAGCGCCTGCTGGTAGAGCTTGAAGTCCATCATGGCGTGACCGTTGGCCATCTGGGTGCGCAGCAGCGGAGTCACTACAAGAGCGCCCCCATCAGGGGTGATCTCATCCACCCGAAGCGTGTTGCCAGGGGAGGCGGGGTCATCTACTCGTGCGGTACCGAAGGCCTGCTCGTTCATGCTGCCCTGAGCGGAGGATCGCCTTGAGGCGACCTCCTTGTACAACGCCTCGGCCACGCCGGGGTGGATCTCGTCAGGAGTACCCGTCAGGCCCTTCTTGGCGTTGAACCGGTCGAGGACGTTACGAGCAACCTTCTCTTCGATGCTGGTCAGCGCAGCCGCACGCATCGCCTGAGGGGCGTCGACGTACTGCGACAGGTACATGTTCCTGGCCTCGGGCGTAAGCGCCTTGACGTCCAGGAGGCTGGCCTGTAGCTGACGCCACCCATCAGTGTCGTTTACGTCGATGTGATGGGTAGGCTTGATGTCGCTGTACGTGTGGGCCAGCTTGACCACGCCACCAAGACTGAGGCTGTAGATGTTGTTGGTCGTCGCCCGGATGTACCCGCCGTCCCTCATGGGCTGCCAGGTCCGGGAAGACTGCCAAGCGTTCTTCACCTTGAGCCCGGCCGGAGTGGTGACCGCGTTGAAGTTCATCTCGCCGATGGCACCGTACGCCTTGATCTTGTCCGAGACGATCTGGCTGTCACGGTCGAGCTGTGAGATCTGCTGAGACTTGCTGTCCATCAGCGCCTTGACGCGCTGACCGAACGGAGAGGCCTGCTGTGCGGCGGGAAGCCCCTGGTAGTAGGTGCCGATCGAGGAGACCCGGCTGTTCAAAGAATTGATCTGGTAGGCCAGCTCGCCATTCTGGAGCTTAAGAGTTTCCCGGGCGACGCTGTCGCCCATGGTCACGCGAAGCACATTGGCAAGCTCGGTCTTGGTTGTCGCCTGGGAGAGAAGCCGTGCAACGGCAGGACCGTTGGCACTCTTGGCCACGGTCGGGAAGTCTCGCAGCATCACGGCTGCTGCCGTGTCGGGGCTCTTGGTCTTGACGTTCCACAGCTTGTCGGTCAGGTTCTGGAACGGCTGCTTGGTGGTGAAGTTGTCCCATGAGAGCTTGTTCGCTTCCTCAGGAGTCAGGGCGGCGTTCGCCTTGAGGGCAGTCTTCTCCCCCGCTGCAATCTGCCCAGCCACGGGGCGAGTGAACTTGGCGCCCTTGAGGGCGCCTGCACCCTTGCCCGCCAGAACCAGAGGATCTGCATACCAAGAGACAGCGAAGTCCGTGGTGCCGGTAACGTACTTACTGGCACCCGAGCCGAAGTACTCCTGCGAGCGGGTCTTCACCCCAAAGGGGTCGTCGACCGACCCCTCATCCTTGTACTTCCCCTTGGCCTGAAGGTCCAGATCCTGGGAGATCTGATCGGGGCGGATGCCCCGCTCCTTCAGCTCCTTGTCATTGAGGCCGAGTTCCCAGATCGCCTGACCGGGGCTGATCTTGTGAGCGTAGTTCCAGTAGTCCTTGAGGGCGTCCCACTCGCCGTCTTCACCGATATAGTCGGGACGGCCGTAGGCGATCGAGTGAGCGGCCATGGCGCCCGCACTCAGGATAGGAGAGATGGACTCGCTGTACGCCTTGTACAGCTTGGCCCCAACCCACTCGATCGGCTTGAAGATCGGAGAGTCGAAGATGCCGCCCTGCTGGGCACTGCGCTGAGCCTTCAGCTCTTCGAGCTGGGCTTGCGTGATGTCGCTGTCAGGATTGGAAGTGTCGATGCCCTGAGATCCCCAGTACTCGAAGAGCGCGTTACGCACCCCTTCGGGGAGCTTGTCAGCCGAGGTGAGGTTGTCCATCACACCGTTGGAGATGATCTCCAAGTCCTTCTGCGAAACGTTGCCAGCCACTAGCCCTCCAGTTCGCCCCCGTCGTCATAAGGGCTGATCCCAGAACCCATCAGGTTCTTCGCAAGTTGATTGGTCTGGAGCCGGTCTAGCGGATTGTTCGCCAGTTCGACTCCAACCGTAGGGCTGCCCTGGAAGGACAGCGCCAGGGCCCCCATGTCGTCGAACCACTGTCCGCCGTAGGTGTATTCGAGGTCGCTCACTGCATCCCCTTCACCTGGCGAAGGTAGTTGCGCATCGCCCAAGAAGCTCCCGGCTGGTTGGCCATGAACTCAAGGACGGGCATGTAGTCGTTCAGTCTCTGGAGATCTTCGCTCTGCTGGTCAGGCAGGTTGAGGGCCTCCTGCCCAGGGCCCGCCCCGGAGGCGGCGCCCGCAGTGACGGGCACGTTGGGCTGACCGGTAGGAGCGTCCATCGGGACGACCCGAGAAGCTGCATCCCCGAACAGGTCGTTGAAGTTCATGCCCGACACGTCAACCTGCTGGGGCTGCTGCATGCCCTCCTGGGCCGCCTTGTACTGCGCCTGTTCGCCGTAGCCAGCATCGGGTAGGTTACGGTTGGCTTCGCCGACCGCCTTGTCTGTCCGCTTGCTGAACTGGCCGGGGCCTGCTACTTCAGCCATTCGATCTCCCTGGCCTCAAGGATGTGACAGGCAAGGAGCCAGTCCATCATTCGCTCGTCCATGACGATCGGACCATCGAAGGTCACGCGGTCAGGTGTGGAGTAGACGGGGAAGCACTTGCGCTTGTCGCTGATCCTGACCTCGTACACTTCCCCGCCCCCCATCACTTCAGCCATATCTACTCCTCAGAATTGGGTGGGGCGAGACCCTGCTTCATTTAAGATGCGGCGGCTGCGTCTACCCACATCCCCCACTCAATCACTTCGGCATGTGCTTGTCGGTGCCTCGCGTCAGCGAGTCCGGATCGAACGTGCCGGACTGGACCGGACCGTAGTCACGCCAGTCAGACTTGGAGACTTCCTGGTTCAGCCGCTCCGGACCCTGGTTGCCGTCCTGGTCGTAGAAGCTGAGTTCGGGCGCTTCGAGCGCCCGCCCCTTGAGGGAGCTGAACTCGCCCTCGGGACCGTGGTTGCCGCCGAACCAAGGGTCGCCGAGAGCGCCCTCCTGCCCGGAACCGCTGTGTACCTGGTTGAGACCCATCGTCTCTCCTTCGCTTAGATCGGTGACTGTCGTTGGGTTCGAGCCGACATCGTGGCCTCACCCTTGCTGGTCATGCCGCTGAGCAAGGACATCAGATCCATGCCCTGGGGCTGCTCAGAGGCTCTTC